CCGGTGTTTTAAAACCCCTTCAAATAGGGGCCACACTGATTGAGCTTAGGCAAACGATCGCTATGATCAAACATCCGCTTCACGCCCTTCGCAAGAAGGCTTCGGCTCTAGAGAGGAGGTTAAGATCTCCTCCCAAAAAGCTGAAGACTCTTAAGAGTAAGCGTAAGTGGGTGTCTGCAACCTACCTTGAAGGAACCTTTGGCTGGCAGCCCCTTTTTGGGGATATCAGTAATGGCCTTCAAGCTCTTCAAGAATACCAGTCTGAGCACCCATTCGATATTATTCGAATTCGTGCAAAGGGTGGTGAAGAGTGTCGAGGTTCTGAGTTTGTTTCTGAACGCAGCTTGGCTACTGGAGTAGTTATCTACTCTAAGGCTCAAGTTGTAGACAGAGCATCTTATAGACTCGAAGCAGGTGCTAAGGTTGCTACGGACGGTGCTAATTTAGATTGGCGTAACTTAATCGGGCTTACTCTGCCTGATTATGTGCCAACTCTTTATGAGGTGCTCCCGTACTCCTGGCTAGCAGATTACTTCCTTAATATTGGGAGTATCCTTGATGCATGGTCGCTAGTAAATACTAGCTGGTCCTTCACAAATATTACGTGTAGGATGACCTCTACTTTCGACGTATCCAAACAGTGGTATGATGCTGCTGGCGTTGATAGTTTAGGTCAAGTAGATACCGTGCGGTTTGTGCCCAGTACCTCGGAGTCTTATTACAAGGTGGTCGAACGGAACCTCGAGCAGTTTCGCCTCGTTCCTGAGTTCAGGATGAAGCTTCCTACTTTCGGCTCTGTTAAATCACTTAACATTGTTGCGCTTCTTGCGCAAAAAAGGTAATAAGACATTTTATTTAAATATTTTATTTGGAGAAAACCCATGACGGGACTTACTAGCCCTGTAACAGGCGGAGCTCAGACCGGACTTACAAGTCCGACTTACACTCTGTCCCCCGACACAGCACCTGACACTAATGGTATTCAGTATGCTGTCACCGCTCTTGGTGGCACTCAAACTGATGTCAGAAGTCACGGTGCTGCTGTGCCCTTCACCATAACAATTGAGAAACCTAAGACATTTAAACGTCAAGGGTCGATCAATCAGGTGACTGGGGTCGCTGCATCAATACCAATGAACTCTTACAAAGTGCGCGTACGCAAAGGCGTTTCTTGCGATACGTCAATTGTAGCGAATGATCGAGTAGCTAACGCTACTCTTTCAATCGATGTTCCATCGGGCTCTGAAGGTGTCAACCCGATAGAACTAAGAGCTATGATCTCTCTAATGGTCGGCGCCCTTAACCAATATTCAAGTGGTTTGGGGTCTACCGTTGTCTCGAACGTCTTTTCGTAAGTTAAGATGTTCAAGATATTTTCCATTAGATCGATCGCACTGGTTGTCTTACTGCTTTATGTTCTCTTTCCTGAGAATGTAAAGGTCATGTGTGACCAACTCGGCCTTATAACATAGACCTGGTTGCAGTAAGACTTTAATTGATGTTTGACGGAGGGAATTATGGACATTAGTGCTGATTTGCTCCTTTCAAATGTGACTCAGGACCTGCTATCACAAACCAGTGATAGTCCGGAACGCACCTGGAGAGGTCATGCCGCTTCCGCATTAGTTTCCTCGCTTCTCAAAAAGTTTGTTGAGAGGCAGGATGCTGATGCAGATAAACGTGCACTTGACCTGTTTATCGAAGTTAACGATAGACTTCCAGACTGCGCACAAGTTGAATCATTAACCGACGAGTACCTTTTAGGCGAGCTCAAGAAAGAGCTGTATCGCTTTTGGTATATCGATGGGATGACTCCGCTTGTTTCTCACCTTTCCGAAATATTTGAGTTCGGGAGGTGCGGACCGGGAAGTAGCTTAGGTTGTCAATATGGAGATGCTTATAGTAAGCTCTTCAATTCCAAACTAACTGCTTCAAGACCTGATCTCTGTAATAACTACAGAGAGCGTATGTTGGACACACCCTTAAGCTCAGAGGCCGAGAAGTTGCGGCATGAGCACTTTGGTTGTGACACAAACGTTACACATAACAAACTACTCTTCGTACCGAAACGTGATGATATTTCGCGAACGATATGTGTCGAGCCCATTGTTAATATGTTTTATCAACTGGGATTCGGCAGTATCTTGGAGTCTAGGTTGAAATCCTTTTATCGAATAGATTTAGGGACTCAACCATTCCATAATCGCGAGTTAGCTCGTCAGGGCTCTATCGATCAAAGCTTTGCAACGATCGATTTGAGTTCTGCATCTGATAGTATGTCTTGTGGAGTCTTAAAAGAAATCCTACCGCCTAGCTTTTATAGGTGGTTGGAAATCTTGAGGGTTCCGCAGACGCTTTTACCATCGGGTGAGCTCTTGAATCTTAGAATGATATCTACGATGGGAAATGGTTTTACCTTCCCGTTGGAGACTATTCTATTTTCAAGTATCGTCAATGTCTGTTATCGCCTCTCTGGCTTGAAAGCGACCCGAAATATTGGGCCTCTTCCTGGTCAGGGTGGAAACTGGGGAGTTTTTGGTGATGACATCATTGTCCTGAAGGAAGTATTCTTCAAGGTAATGAGACTCCTTACCATCCTCGGTTTCAAGGCGAATGTAGACAAGACCTTTTGTTATGGTCCGTTCCGCGAGTCCTGTGGCGGTGATTTCTTTGAAGGTCACTCAGTTAGAGCTGTTTATATTAAGTCTCTAACTTCTGCACAGGATCGGTATGTTGCCATTAACTTGCTGAACGATTGGTCGGCAATGACAGGTTTAACCCTGCCGTTGACAATCAAATACCTCCTAAAGTCAGTAAAATGGTTAGCAGTACCACCATATTTCGGACTCGATGAGGGACTTCATTTACCCTTATCTCTTGCTCGACCAAGTATACGAATAGATAGGAATTTATCTTTCCTAGCTAAAAAGTATTCTGTTCGATCTCGAGGTTTTAAGGTATCTGAAGATGGCTCAGTAGTTGGTCGTGATCTAATCAATCCATCTGGACTGATTATTTCCCTTCTGACTGGTCACATACGTTCGCATACTATAGGTCGTAGGCAAAACCGACCTCGGTATACGATGAAGACTGTATCTGTTCCTAACTGGAATTTGATACAGGTTTGCCGCTCTTATAGGCGGTTCAACTTCACACAGTGGGAAACTGCTGTGTTCTTTAACACCATATAAGTGGTGTTAAGGTGACCCAAAGAGGTTAAGACCTCTCCAACGC